CATTCCAGACACTTAGCAATACCGTATCTTGCTTTATTAGTTGCAAAAGATATTATCAATAAAGAATAACTGAAAATCCCCTCTGCATTTTGTACTTGCAAAGGGGGTTTTTTTATTTTGAGCCAAAAATTTAAAACTTAGAGCAAATTATTAAAATTTATTTTAGTTTTTACTTTAGTTTTAAGATTATACCTTTTTGGTGAACCCGGTCAGACAGATCCAGCCTGCGCCAGACTTGAGCTTACCCCATACCTGACCGCTTACTGTCTTTTCTGCGGTTACGGTATAGACGCCCTTATCTCTTATGCAGCCTACGATCTTATTACTTACACCTGCACCGCTACGGATATTGAGCGCGTCTGTAGTGATCTTTACCGTATATGAGCCGCTTGTGCTTGAGGAGCTGCCGCCCTGTATACGTTTCTGATCCTTTGGTCTGAGGACACCAAGAACAGGGTTACAGCCATCATTACCGCCTTTACCGTTGAAGTAGTGCTTTACAAGCTGCGCCTTTTCATGCTTACCAAGGGTATTTTCTTCAAGGCTGACGAAGTAATCAATATTACCCTCACCGTTGCCTATCCCGGTATGACCCCAAGTGCCGCCGCCCCAAACAACTATATCGCCCTTAGCCACAACAAGCTCACGGGTATTAGATACCCTTGTGAAATTCTTTACAAGAGCAGGGTATGTAGCGAAATTGTTGTAAAGGTCCTTAGCACCGTTTACCCAAACCCCGGTTATACCGAAACAGTCTTTGAGGTACTGATCCACCAGATCAACGCACTGTACACCTGCAACTCTGTCATAATCAACCGCCTTGCCCTTATACTTTTTCTCAAACTGAGCATAGGTAAGATATGTGGTTTTAGTTGTAGTCTTTTTATTATCCTTCTGTGTAGCCGTACTGCTGCCAAGTCTCTTGTTGACCTCAGATGCTATGTAAGGAAATTTACTGCTGAGATACGGTCCCGGACAACCCGTAGCGGCAAACCACTTGTGCATTGTAAGATTTCCCGATGTATCACCCGTATAATTGAGTTTCTTTATACCGTTACGCTTGCAGATATCAACACAAAGGTTGATAAGTGAAGCCATAGCCTTATCGCTAACGTGCCAGTTAGGCTCTCCACCGTCATTAGCCACCTCAATAGTAATCGCTCTGTGATCGTTTGAGGGGCTTGAGCTGCACCAAGAACGGTTAGCCTCTTCAACATACATTCCGATTCTGCCGTCTGAGCCAATGCCGTAGTTAGAGCTTGCCTGTCTGCTTGTCGGTGCAAAAACATTACCGCATTGCTCTATAGTAAGATTACCTGCCATGTGGTGGATAGTGATAGTGTCTATCTTGTGATTTCTGGGCTTGTTACAGTTAGGCGAAAGCTTTGTGTAACATATCAGTTTACTATTACTCATTGTTTAACACTCCTTTACTCAATATGATTCCAGTCCGCATTCATGATTGCGGCTATGCCTGCTGATACTGCACTCAGCCCCACACCGATTAGCGTAGTCTTGAGTACCGATGTATCAGAGTAGTCAATATTAGGTACTACCATAGCAACGTAACCAACGGCCGCCTGTACGAATGTCCTAATTGCTCTGCGCAACCATTCTTTTTCAGATTTCATTGAAACCCCTCCTATCTCGCGTCAGGGCGCGTCCTGTCAAGCGTTAGAGGCGCACCCCTTGAAATTATACTCCCAAAGGCTAAAGCCCCTTAGAAACGATTTCTCTGCGTGCTATTGTGTCATATAGTACGCTATGCGTTATTATCCTGCCCCTCAAGCATATCAATTCTATGATGAGCTGATTTAGCAGATTGCTCCACAACAATTAGCCTATCCCTGAGATCCTGCATATCAGTCCGGGTATTGCGTACATCTGCTTTTATCTCCGAAACGCTTGAGTTGATTGTTTCCAGCTTAACGATAACTGTTGTCATTTCAGCCGCTGCCTGCCGATTGTCGGTATTTTGATTACGCTTGACGTTTGTAAATCCAACGATAGCAGCTACGATTAAGGACAACACCGAAATAACAACGCCTATGATGCCTACAACACCCATAACATTACACCTCATCAATCTCCACAAAAGCCTCAAGCGCTAAAAGAATATCGGGGGAGATTGATATATTTTCGCCGCTGATATTGATCCTATCGGGTACTGTTACCTCGATAGATACAAGCTGATCCATGCTCTCAGCAAATTCAGCTCTCTTATCCATAGGTATCTGATACTGTTTACCGTCCTCGCTGAGGGTACTACCGATACTCTCCAAGAGCTTGATACGCTGTTCATTGTACGCCTCCAACTCTGTATTTACCGCCTTTATCAGCTTTGCCACCTTAAATGATGTGGTGATACTGAGGTCTTTCCTTGCAAAAGCCTCAAGCGCGGGCTGTGCCTCCAGAATAGTACTGATCTTTACGTTCATAACTGATTCCTCCTTAATTTATTGATTTGTTTTTCAAGATCCTTTATATATGCGAGTATTAAAGGGATAAACTCTTCATAGCGTAAGCCGTACATAGATCCGTCCTTTTTCAAGTCAACAAAAGCGGCAAAGTCTTTTGTATCAATACCAAGCTCTGCCATAGATTCAAGTACCTGCTGTGCGATAAAACCCGTGTGAGTTCTTCCACTTTGTGAAATATCGTCTGTGTAATCGAATGATACAGGCTCTATTGATTTGATTAGTCTTAAATACTTATTCGGCAAATTATGGATATTCTTTTTCATGCGGCTGTCTGATGAAGATATGATAGATCCGTTAGCATATATCGCTGACCCTTTAAGCCACAAACTACGGTTATTAGCGCCTACGTTAATTGCATTATTATACGAATCGTGCTGGAGCATTACATAATAGTGATTATCATCTGTATCAACAGAGCCGATACACTGATCGTCAAACATAAGTAGCTTTGCATGGGCATCTATTTGAGTACCATTAAGGCAAAGACGGGTATTACCTATACCCACCCAAACCCCGGTATGGGTAACACCGCTGTTAGCATATCGCAAAGCTAAATTACCACCCCACGAAATACCATAGTTATTGGAAAAATTGATATCATTTGTGCTGGTAGTCAATGTTCCACCCAATTCTAAGCCGCCGTTAAATGTAGCAGTGCTATCAAATTTAGCTGTACCTACAAAATGATGCCTGCAACCATCTCTTGCGTACTCGTCTTGAATATTCATTCGATAATATGTGTAAATACCATTATCAAATCTTGCACCAATCGCAACGCCGCCATAGTTACCGCTGCCAAGGATTGAAAACTGTGTAGCTGAGCCAATAACAGGCATGATATAACCGACACGTTTCTCATTCATGAACTGCTCAATTATACCATCATGAACATGGGTATAGTAACCATCATAAGTTTCTGTTTTAAGACCACCTGTAAGATTTACATTTGTTGCAGTAATTGTACCATTTGCTGACAGCTTAAAATAGGTGCTATCAACAACAAAACGATTTGAGGTCATTTTGATCTGACCGCTGCTTGCATTTATTTCTGATACAAGCTTTGAGGTTTCGACTCTCAACTCTATTGCATTTGCATTCTGTGTTATCGCTGAGGAATGGCCGTTTACAGTACTTGTTAAGGTTGATATGCTGTTAGCATTCTGTGTTATCCTTGATTCAGCCGTTGTTACTCTTGAAGCTATGCCGTTTACAGTTGTTAATGTTGCGTATGTCTGCCGTACCCTTGATTCGATACCGCTTGCAGTTTGTGTTATCGCTGAGGAATATTCGTTCGTTATCTGATTGTAAAAATCACCGTCAACATAGGCTGCGAGTGTTCCCGTAGCTGTCACCGCTGAGGTGATACGATCGGACAAAAGTGTTAAGTCAGCGCTATGCTTAGTGGTGGTAACATAGCTTTTCAGCTTGTTATCTGTATCAGCTTTTGCGGCTGTCAACGCATTATTAGCTTGTGTCTGAGCGTAGGTCATTGAACGTGTAGTCTGCTTGCTGACAGATAAGGATATCATTTCTTGTGTCTGCTGTATCTCTGAGCGCATTTCCTCTGTTGTGGAATACTCTTTAAGCACCTCATTAGTATAAGCGTTAGCGCTTTCTATGGCATCGTTAGCGGCTGTATTGATGTTTTCCTGTACATCTTCCGGCGCTTGTCGATAATCTGAGGCTTTAGTGCTGCGCTCAAGCATAGGATGCCAAATGTAGTAAGTACCAGTCGGCAAGTACAGGTCACAAGTGCTGTTTGCTGTAGCTGTACCCGTATTCTTAAACTGTTTCCATGCTGTATTAACAGACAAAAGATATGGATTTCTGCCGATATAGGCTGACACATTCTTTACACCGTTTGCCTTTATCCATAGCCTGAGTGTGTAGCTGTCCTCTTTCGGTATTTCAGCAAGGCTTAAAAGCCCTGCTGTTGTTACCGTGATTTTGGACATTACACTTTTTTCGCCGTTAGGATCTGTGTCTGTAATGCGTACTATTGCATTTGCCATTAGTCCTCAGCCTCCTGCTTGTCCATAGCGTCAAGTGCAGCCTGCAATTCGTTTATCCTGTCACGCTTTGCCTGCCGTTCTGCATACACCTCGTTTATGTCATAGGGTACGGTTTTCTTAGCCGCCGTATACTCGGTGTACTTGATGACCTTATAATCTGATGCTGTGAGATCACATTCAAGGTCCCTTATTTCCTGCTCGATTCTTTCTCTTTCAGACATTCTTTATTCACCTCCGGGAAAACAGTTAAAAAGAATTTATCCATTTTCAGTATTTCATAATGTGAATCACAGTTTTTGTATGATCCACGCCATGATTTATAACAGTTTGTAGCGTGTTCTGGTGTAATGCTGCCCTTGTTTACAAGTTTCCGAAATATTCGTATCTTTCAGCGTTCTCTACTGATGTTATCCTTTGCAATACGTTTTATAACTCTGCCGTACCGTTCACACTCAGCTATTATTTGAATTGTGAGAGCGTCAAGCTCCTCTAAAGGCATTTAGATCTCTGTTGATAGTCTTTAAGCCAAAATCTCTTAACAAGAGCTGTGTTATTTCATCATTCAGCTTATATGCTGAGTGGAAAAACTCTGTTTTTGATTTTCCTCTTTTACTTGCGGGTACTGACATGATTTACTCCTTATGTGTAGCCCGCGCCACAAGGGCGCGGAATGTTTAACCGAATAAAATCAGCGGTCGCACATAATACGCGCCGGACGCGCTGTCGATGCCGGCATGGCCGCCGATGTTGCAAACAGCGAAATACATAGAACTAACAACAGAACGCAGCCAAAAGTAGTCACGGCCAAACAAAACAGGATTGATAAAGTTGAATACCGGGAGTATTCTGTA